TTCTATTATACGACAAAGCAAAAGTTGGTACTTGTGAATCCACGTTGAACGGATTTGTCATACTCCTTCATTTTATGTTGCAGTACATATAAATGTGGTATCACTATCTTGTCCTAATTGTTGCGCTCTATCTAATTGGGTCCTCAATATATAACATTATTATGGTGGGTAATCAATCTGGATGGATTGTAAATGGAATAACAGCTGCAATCGGAGGCGGTCTTGCTTATTTCGCATATTCAGGAATTACAGCTCCCGTATTACCTCCTCCTTTTGTTGGAGGTAAAAGGTATAAGTTTTATTGAAAACGGATTGATTAACTCTAGTCTTAGTTGATAATAAGAGAACAATAATGCCTCCTCAAAAGAATACTGGTAATAAAGGTGCAAAGCGTGAGACAGGTGTGTCAATCAAGAATCGTAAGTTTATTCAATCATTTCTCGATGATATTCGGAAGGAGGGAAATGTTGCAGATGTATATGTGTCACGAATTATGCGTAAGATGGGAAATGGACGCGTTGAGGCGTTCTTTGTAGATGAAAAGAAGCAGCCTCGTACTGTGCAAGCTGTCATTCGTGGCAGCTTTCGCGGAAAAGGTAAGCGCTCTGTGTGGATTGATGATAATGCAATTGTCATGATTGCTGACTCCGGAATTGGTGGCTCTGCAGAGTTTGAGGTTGTAGCTGTAGTATCCCCAGAGCAACTACGTGACCTGCGGAAAGAGACGGAGGTTGACCCGCGAGTTGTTGCATTTGGCATAGTTGATTCCGCGGTTCTTATGTCAGACATTCCCCTCAATGATGATGGTGGATTTGAGTTCGAGGCAGCTGAGAATGTTGAGGAGGAGATTAATATCGATGAAATCTAAAACTCTATCCGGACGTACCATGTTAGCGTTCGCGCGGTTGGGTATGACGATTATGCAGAAGGTGGGCATATATTTATGAAGGTAGTTCATAGTCAGTAACAATTAGCTCATGTGGAAGCTCTAAATACAATATAGTACTAAAAAAAGGTGTTGTGCGCCCATCTAAAACCATAGCACGAATTTTTGAATTATCGACTAGTGTTGTATGAAGACGATGAAATAGTTTTTCTTTTTTAATTCCAGAGTTAATTTGTACCTTACATACTTCTCCATCCCAACCACACAGTTCTCCTTCGCACGAGTCATTACACGGCTCTCGAATTTTAGAGAGGAACTGTTTGGGTTCTTTAATATTCATAAATTGAACTGTTTCAGAAAACCATGTCTCTAAAAGCGGTTGTATATCTGCAAGTTTAGGAGATACTTCGCGTAATGCATTTTTAAGCTCAGCATAATCTGTTTCAATATCTTTTGTTAACTGAAATAACAGAAACTCATATACCTCGGCCGAATATGATATCTCTCGTTCTTGTCTTTTAAGCTCTTCTGATTCTTTTCCAAATACTAATTCTGACTCTCCTAATTCTATAGTTGTTTCTAAAACTTCACTTGTTTCCTCTGGAAGTGATTCTGTTGGTCTGACAGGAATGCGAAGTCCGCTTTCTAGTAATATTTCCACCTTCTGTCTTGTCGAGTTATATAAATCTTCTTTGAATGCAAATCCACTTGAAACTTTCGATGCAGTTGTCAGTAATTCTTTCATAAAATTATAATCAGGAAGCTGTGCCTCATTATATCCACTTATCTTTGCCTGAAGAACATTCGGTAAAGGTGTGCTTTGGAATGGAAGTATAAGCTTTGAGGGAACATAAAATGCCTGACCTCTTCCATATGGGTCTAATATAATTTCATAGTCATCTGCTTCTGTTAAAGGAAGTAACTGTTGAATTGCTGTAAGAGCATCATTATATGATGGTATTTTCAGTCTGCATGACTCATTACGAAGTTTTTCCAGTTCAACATATGTTTCCTTTGTAAACGGTGATTCATAGATATTGCATCGAAAGTCAAATCCACGTGACTTACGCTCAGTATATGCAAGAATATCTATCTCTGTTTCTGTTTGAAGAACAATGATACCTCGTGAACGTGGTCTTACAATAGGAGCATAAAACATACAACCCAGTGTTGCAGTGTCTGTATAAACTCGAAAAATATCGCATTGTAAGGCTAGTGCAGAATATTCTAATTCCTCCAGCTTTGTAAGTTCTTTCTTGTGGAATGATTCATCAATTCCAGATATAAGTTTTGCCAATTCACTTTGAACTAGTTTATCGTTATTTATCTTTGCAATTTCATTTGTTATAGACTCTAGATGAGTAGACCCTGTTTTTCGCCATGTGCTTAAGAATGAACACTTCAACACCGTTTCCACTGATTCGCGCGGCGAGGGTATTTTTACCTTTAGTCCTAGAAGTCCGGCTAGAGTTTCAGATGGATGTCCTAATCCAGTTCGAAAGAATCCTTTATTGGGACTCATCAACCGCCGAACACTTCCATCTTTAAATAATTCATATTTTTCACCAATCTGTAAAGACGAAATAATGTTAGAGGGTAAAAATGCAATACGCTCTACTTTTGCGGCTTTCTCAACGCCGAGAATATAATACTTGTCTTCTGTAGCCTTCTCTGTCTTTTCATTCTTTTTTGCTCTTGATTTCTTGAAGCAACATGGCATAGGACGTCCATTACGGGGCGACTTATATTCTACAAATCCAGGGTATATAAATCCAGTTTCTCGTTTTATGAGTGGAAAGTCGCGTGGATTGTCAGTTGTTCTTGTTTGTAGTTTACCTTTGCATACCGGACATCTAATTTCACCTTCTTCTTTGATAAGTTGGTCTTCGCTTAAAGGTATTTGGTCGCGCATGCACCAGTAATCTGGACATACTACGGTGCCATCCGGTTCCTGTACATCTACCAATTTTTCTTCAGATGTCTTTCCATCTTTTACGTCGTATGGAGTACCTTTGATGCGCTTTAAGTCGGAATCACTCAGTATGATGGGTTGATGTTTTTGTTCGCATTTCTTAGGATACTGCGAACCTGTCGGGTCAAATGTTATTGGGTCAAATTTTTGCAAACGAGATTTGAAATAATTATATGTTGTACCCTGTTTTTGCTCTGTTACAATTCGTTGAGTACCTACCGTATCTATAGTTTCGGGTACACTCTCCTCAGATGTCTCCTCTTCAAGAAAAGCAAATAGGTCTGAATATTCTTCTTCAAGCGCAGCATCTACTTGCAAAGGCTCTGTAGAAATCACCGCTGATTCTGCAGCAACCCTTTCAACTCGTTTCGGACAAATTTCATTTAGTTTATCTGATTCTGGACTTGAAAGAATATAACGCAATAGATTTGAATACTGCAATGTTTTTTCTAAATTTGAAATAGAAGATACAATGACATAGTCGGCCCCTAACCTAAGAGTTGGATATCCTCGAAATGCTTTTTCTCCTATTCGCGGATCTTCTTCAATTCTTCTTTCAACATGCTCAATCAAACTACGAGCATTAGCTAATGGAACAGTTAATTCCTCAGCTACACTCTCCGCCTTAATATTTCCATCTCTCATCATCGAAAGAATTTTTAACTCTATTGCAGATAGACCATTATTGGAGTGATCTGTTCTCATCAAGCTAAATTGCGACTTAGTTTTATCAGCAATATCAAAAATATTAGAAATACAATTAAATCTCAGCAAATCAAAGTCTTCTAGTTTTTTATCATATTTTGCGAGATACGACATATCTTGCAGTTCCCATCGTGAAATATGTAGGTCTGTTGTTACAATGAATGGAAGTATAGCATCAAGGCTTGTAATCCAATCTGCTACCTGGCGCTCAAGTTGCTCTATTGTTTCTGTATTTCCTTCCGGACGATGAGTTGCGATAACCATATCTGAAGCAGTGATTGTTATTCTGTCAAAATGATGTTTACTTTTTCCCCTAAACAGAACGAGTGACGGGATATTACGAGCAGGTTTTACTGACCACCAAGAGCTCCATATCGACATATCAATATGTGGCTTCTTAATTTTGGAGTCTTCTGTAAAAAACTTGTGACGACTTACTTGGTCTTTTGATGTAAAAAGTGTAACACACGGTACATCTTTGGAAACCGTTAAGCCATAAAATATTTGCTCAAATCGCGTTCTTAGTGCTGCACCAAAATCAGTATCAACCCAGGGAATGTAGAATCGAGTACGAATTATAGAGATTTCTGAAGGAGATGGTACATCTAACGCTAAGAGTTCCTTGAGTGTATTTGAGGATTTTTGTAGTAATCGTATTGACTCCTCTGTTATCTTAGAGGGAGTTGTGGAGCGAAGTAATGGATAATATACGGTAGCATTACTTTCCGCTTGTTCATCATATGGTCTCACTACAAACCTTATGAACTCGGACGGTTTATAAAAAGTAGTAAACAACTTTGCATTTTCAGGTATTGGTAACTTCACTGGATTGATACGAGTAACAAGGGTGCTAGAAATGGTAGAAGTAGGAAGTATGTAGGAAGTAGATTCTTGAACTCCTAAAATACGATACTCTATGAAGTCTGACATGGGTTCATAGATAGGCTTTAATTCTTCGGGAGTTGTCATCCATTCTGCCTTATCATATGCCTTGAATGCAATTGATGTTGTAGGTGACCGATATTGTAATTGGTAATCGGTGAATATTTCAGTTTCTAGTGGTTCATTATTAAATGAAAGTCGTTCAAACAATGCTTCCCAGTGGCGAGGGTCGCGAGTATAATAATCAGAAGGTAACTTTAAACCAACAAGAATAAATAACCTATCCGGATGAATATCTATTGCCGCCCCTATCTTTTGTCGTACAGAATCTATTGAATCGTCATCAAAGAAAGATACATTATATCTGTTCTTTGAAGAAAGGTCGATTATTTCTCCCTTTAACATCTTGTTTATTAGATTGGAGAATCGGTGATTGTCATACCGCAGTATGCTGTAGGTGTTTTATTGTAATTCACAATAGTATATACACCACAATGAACTGCATCGTGTAGAATACGTTTGAAATTTGTCCAAAACTCAGGAGTGTGGCCTACAGTAGTAGTCATTAAGTGAGCCATCTCATGTAATAAAACAAACATTACCGTGTTTTCTTCTATAAATCGATAAGGTGGAGCTTTATCACGAATGCAAACTATAATTTTCTCACCTTTGTTCTCAGAATATGATGTAGTATCTGTATCCAAATCATTCTCAGTAAAGTTATTTGGATTAAATCGTGAAACCATAATTTTTACACGTGAGTCTGCCATAGCAGAAGGGTCTGACTTGTAGTGTCCTATAAACTTTTCTAAATTGGCGCTAAGACTGGAAATACGGTCTGCTGCCTCCTGCTTATCGGGTAGATTTTGTACACGATAGGTTCTTCCATCAAGACGACTTTTTACTTCTATTATATTTTTAGGACCAGTTCCACTTGTGAGTGCAAGAGCAACACCGGCAGTTACCAAAGCTGCAGGTATCATTTATTCTAAACCACGCTTAAAAGGATTGGCTTCAATCGTAGTATTAATGAAAGGACCAACTTTTACCTGCGGGTTGGGTACTTCAGAGCGAACATCCCATGAGGCATTTCTGTTCGTCTGGGAAACTCCGGCAATAGCCGTATTGGTGTGATAGCCTGCATCAAGAAAGTTTTGGCCCTTTAGGTCACCCATGCTGGAAGGATTCACGGCAGCCCATGAAGCGCCAAGGCCACCCTTGGGAAGCAGTTCATCACTTGCTAGATGAGTCTCGGTATACTTTGACTGCCCAGCTGAAACACGCGACTGAAGTGCTTCGGAAGGCTGAGCACTACCACCTACACTATGCTTTGGCTGACCTTGAGGAGACCCGTCAGAAAGAGGACCCTGGACACCTAGTGCACCCGAGAGCTGCTCCATGCCCTCACCCATAGCGCCCTTAACTGATGAATAATTTGAAACTAAATAGGCCACAACAAGAATGCCTCCGAGGACAAGTGCTAAACGGGTTGTCTGCGAATGTTTCATCATTATGTTTATATCCAAACGAAGACAAAAAACAATATGAAAAAATCTACATTTGACTTTATGGCTATTTTTTCATCGCCCGAGTTTCAAAGTTACTTCGAGCAGAACATACTTCGACCCATTCTAGGTCGCGTCTTTCAGTACATGTATCCCTACCTCATTGCGATTACCCTCTTGTGGGTTATCATGTTTTTGTCTACCGTTATTATCCTCATTATTCTCCTTCGTGCTAGGATATAGTAGCTCCATCAATTCAGCCCGACGAAGCTTCCAGATATTTGGCAATTTACGTTCCTGCGCCTCTATCCGAAGATGTGCGATAGTTTTCTTTGAGTTAATCATTTCAGAAGTAAACTCAGTCATAGTAAGAATTTTAATAAGTTCGAGTCGAGACTTAATATAATACTGTTTAATCTTTGGACTGTGATTCTTGGCAGCTTGCTTTAGTTCACTAAGTGACATTGAATGGTATTCCATGGTTACTGATAATCCGGTTTTTGTATGTCATTAAATCCGTTTTAAATAGACAATGGAGTCAATCATCTTTGCAACAGCAACAGTTGTTGCCGTAGGTGCTTCGCTATATCTTTTTGCATTAAGTCGTGTTGATTTTTTGAAACGTAATTGGGTAGAATATCGTTGCAATCCAATTTATATGCCTATAGCTGGACTTGTAGGCCAAGACGTCTTTCAGAATTTTATGAAATGCACCATGAAAAGTTTTGAAGATTATGCTGGATTTATTATGGACCCAATAATGTCAGAGTTTGATACAGTTGGCTCTACAGTTGGTGAAATAGGAACTGCAATGAATGATATGCGTGGCATGGTCTCTAGTATGCGTGGAGGCTTTATGGGTCTTGTGGGAGGAGTATTTGGAAAGATTCAAAATCTGATGAGCAGTATTCAGTATACGATTATTCGTATGCGAACTCTACTCAGTCGCATTATGGGAATCATGATATCATTTATGTATGTATTCTATACTGGAATGGAGACCGGACAGTCTGTAATGAATGGACCAATTATGGGGGTAGTAAGGGCACTATAAGTTTCCTGTTAAAGAGTAGTGAGATGTGGTTATTTTATGCAATGCCTATATTGGCAGTATTTTTGATGGGAGTCGTTCATGCAAGTGAGTCACTTGATACAGTAAAACGTAATTGGAATGAATATCGTTGTAATCCAATTTATATTCCACTTGCAGGATTCATTAGGTCGGATGTAACAGCAGAGACAAATTTTCAATACTGCATGAACTTGTTTGGTCAGTCTATCATGAGTTCATTCACCGATGTCATTATGTCGCTATTTAAGACTCTAGCTAGCAGTGTTACTGAAATGTCGGGCCCCTTAATGGATTTGCGCGCTATATTTAGCAAAATTCGTAATTTTATGTTATCATTTGCAGCTCAAGTATTTGGAAAAATTACAAACTCCGTAGGTTCAATTACATATATTATTATTAAGATTCGTGATATACTCAAACGATTCGTAGGCGAGGGCTATATTGCAATGTTTTTAACAAATACATTAATTGATTCGGCAATTTCATTTGTTATGTTGTGTGTTTCAGTTATCAAAACATTTGTTTACGGTCTCTTAGCTATATCAATTCTTCTGGCACTGTTTCAACCTGAAATGTTAGTTCTTGCTATTTTAATCATGTCATTACTCGGAGCTTCAGGCTTTTTGTGAAAAAATAACAACCACGGATAATAAAGAATGGACAAGACAACTCTTGTAATTGCATTTTTAGCTGCTGCGGTTCTAACTGGTTTATTTGTACAGTACAGTCCTAGGATGCCAACAGGTGCAGGTACCGAGCAATTTATGCAAAAGGAAGTAGGAGCTCCCGTAAGCAGCTCGGGCATTGGTCCGTATGATGGCGTCAACATGGCGGGTGGTATTTCTGGATGGGCTGCGAACGAGCCTCACTCGGCTGCCCCTGTAGGAGCAGCACTTCCCTCGCAGGCACAAGATGGCAAGTTAATGTTTCTCGTTGGAAACAAAGTCGACCCGTCATGCTGTCCTGCCGCATTTAATACGGATACTGGTTGCGTCTGTCTAACACAAGAGAATAGAGACTTTATGGGTTCTCGCGCGGGTAATCGTATTCCTAATTAAACAGATAAACATGTTAAACTAATAAATGGACGTTAAAGAAGTATTTGGGCAGTTTTGCAAAGATGTTTTTGAAGAGACTATCGAGATAAATGCTGAGAAAAATGTCGAAGAATTTGAAGCATTTTACCCAGCTATTGTTAAAATTGTTCAGAAAGATTCGACATTCTTTAATGAGGATAGAATTGTATTTGGACGTAATTTGAGCTCTCTCGATGAGTCAAAACGTGAAACTATTTGGAAGAACATGCTACCTGCCATGCTAGCTTCATTTTTTCACGGCGACATCAAAACTAAAGTAAGTAAAGTATCTGGAATTGTTAAAAATCTTTGGAATGCAAGTGGTCAAGATAATGATGCAGTAACTAAAATTCTAAATGATGAAGCTTCGGAGGGAAGATTCAAGGAAATTATCGATTTCATTTTGAGTTCTCAACTTGTTAAGATTTTTACAAATCTAATGGAGTCATTTGACCCTGCGGATTTTGAACTTGATATTAAAGACCCCGCCGAGCTAATGGAAATGCTAAAGAACCCTGAAAATCCGACAATAAAGAAAGCGATTACAAAAATTCAAAATACAATCAAAGAAAAGGTCCGCAAAGGAGAGTTTAACCAGAATGAACTTGCAAGGGAGATAGAGGTAATTAAGGCAAAGATTATGAGTCTTTTTGGAAATGTATTCAATGATGCGCTGGGTGGGCGTAGACAGGGAGGCCCTCCTCCAGCTGCACTTATGGGCAATTCTCCAGAAGCTCGTAGACAGCGTATGATTGCTCGTATGCAAAGAAAGCTTCAAGAGAAAAACTCAAAGTAATATAAGATGCCCGAGCAAATCTGGTTTAAAAATCCTACTATCCTATTTCAGGGAGACACATGGAGTAAGTTTGTTCCAACAAAAGACATGACAACCGCTGAAGCTCTAAATGCCGTTCTTCGGTTCTCAACATACTTTTCGCTAATGCTATTTGTAGCTACAGGGGTCAGTGGATATGTAATGGCAATACCAATTATGATGATTTCAACTATGCTTTTATATAACCTGTTTCCAAATGGTAAAACTATTGAATCATTTATTGCATCGGCAGAAGTCGGTGTTGCTCCGGAATACACGATGCCTTCAAAAGAGAATCCATTTATGAATGTATTACTTACAGAGATTAGCGACAATCCTGATAGACCAGATGCCGCGCCAACAAACCGCAGAGATGTAAAACAGGAAGTATACAAGGGTTTCCAGAGTACTTCCGATATCTATATGGATACAACTGACTTATTTGACCAAGCTCAATCAATGAGAACATTTCACACAATGCAATCTGCTAAGGTTGGTGGTGACTTAGACGGATTCAAAAAATGGCTAGCTAAGGATTTAGACGCGCCAAATTATTCTAGCGCACCCCCTGCAAGACACGGTAAGATGTTAAATGAAGGTCACATTGCGGCGAAGGGTTCTATTCGCAGTCTTCCTAACTCTACGGACAAGAAGTCTGGAACGATTCCTACGGGACCTCTTCCCGCCAAGAGAGTTGCCAAGTAGAGCACTTGACATTTCCTCAACAGACCTACCACCATCATATTTCCTTGCCTTTCCTTTTTTTACAATTCGCATATTAGGATAGCCATCTATATCCTTATCTGTGTATTGAGTAGCTTCAATAACATATACTTTTGCTTTTTCATTTACTTTAGATGCTAAGTCTTTCCATGTTTCAAACATTGTTTGACAGTGTCCGCACCATTTAGCATATACAACCATCATTAATGGTCCCGAAGACCTAAGTATTCTTTTTACCTCATTGGTATCCTTTACTCGAACAAGCTTAGTCCCCGTTGTTTGAAGGTCTTCCTCCTCCATTTACTAAGTAAAACGAATTCTTTATTTATAGAATGGGTTAGTTGAAAGGATGTTTATTAAAAAGGTCAGTAAGGAGACATCTGATAACGAAGCAGAGATACAACGAACCTCTGCTAAGTATGGCTTTTCTCCTAATGTTCTCAGTATAACAAAGATTGATGACGTTTGTTTTATTACTATGGAAGACCTAGATGCAGAATGCCTTGCAGATGTTTATGGTGAAGATGCAAAAGATATTCCGGAATGGATTTGGAATGAGATTAGAGGTATGGTAACAACGCTATTTTATCAAGAGGGAATCGAGTATGTTGATATTACACCATATAACTTTATTGAAAAAAATAATCGTATTTATATGATTGACTTTGGTGATGCAAGATATTCGGAAGGTGGTCCAAATTGGTTTCTTAGTGAGTTTCTTGATGGAGAAAACTCTTGGAATCCAGATTATAAATGAGCGACATGAAATCTCACTGGAGTGGATACTTAAATGCACTAGGAAAGACTAGTGCACCAACATCAACAAACACAATTCCATTTGACACGTCTAGCTCTAAAGTAGGTGTATCTGGATTTTTAGATTTAAAACAGGAGAATACCAAGTTTCAGGCACGCTATGATGCAATGTCTGGAGCCTGGGAAGGTGTTTCTGCTTCTGAGAAAGCAACATTAAAATCAAAAGCAGATAGAACTGAATTCATGAATTGGAGTAAGTAGCAATCCAATATACACCATCTGCTTGTTTTGTAGTAAATGTAAATGAACCAGGTGTGAGTGTATCACTTATCCACGCCTGGGGTATATTGTTAAGTTTTGAAATAATATATGGTGTCAATATTACCACATAATTATTAGTAGGAAATGGCATATTTAATTGTACATTCACGGGTATACCATCTCCAGGAGATTGAATAGTTCCGGATCTAATGGAAATTCCCAATGTTAACGTAGGAATCCACGACATGTTATTTTATGAATGCTTTGTACGTGTATACTTCTTACTATTCTTGAATTTCGGTTGTTGTGGGACTGGGAAGAACAACTAATTCAAATGGTACTGCTACAACTGTACCACCATTAGTCGTAGCTTTTAAATAGTAGATTCCATTCTCTAAAGGAGCTAAACCGGCATTATAGTTAACAATTGCTACTGAGGGAGAAACACCACCGACGCCATTTCCATATGTATTATACTCTAAATCAAGACCGGTGTTCATGTTTAGCAATAGGCTATTAAGGTAATCGTTTGTATATATTCCTTCTCTTTCAAAACCTACCTGTGATGTAGTGCCCGAAATGAAGGCAATAAGAATCGGACCATGCCCAACACCGCCGGTATTATCGCCGCTGCCATTATTACTTGTACTATCATTGTACGAATCATTTGCACCAGCGTATGTTGACATATAACCATCAAAAACGTTTGCTTTAAATGTTGGACTGCCACCATTTAGATTATCAGTAGTTACCTGAAAGAGTGCCTGTGTTGTCGTTGTAGCCTCCGTTGTGGATATAGGCCAATCAAATGTTCCGCTGTATAGCGAATCACCCCCTTGTTCAGCATTATAAACTGTAATAACAATATTTTGTTTTGATCCAGGATTACCAGCATTTATAATATAAAAATTAAATCCTGTTATATTGTCGCCCATTTTTACTATAAGCATGGGTGAATAATCATGTGATGCCCCGTTTAGTGTAGATTCTGGATTAATTGGGGTAGTGAAATCCATGTCATCAAATACAATAAGACCGTATATCGATCCGTCTTGAGTTTGCCAATTTATTTTTTTAATATTAGTAATTCCTGAATCTGGAAATGTTAGATCGACCTGATATAAACCTTCAACTGGGCCACTTATAATATTTGTAAAAGTACGGTTTATTATTGTCGTAGTAGCTTGTGTCGTAGTAGCCGAGGTAGTAGTAGGCTCTACAGTCGTGGTAGGAGCTAGAGTTGTAGTAGGCTCTACAGTCGTGGTAGGAGCTAGAGTTGTAGTAGCCGAGGTAGTAGTAGG